TTCTTATAGTATTTAACTTTTCGTTTACTGGTTTTAATGCTCCAGGTATTGATTTTAATCCTGGAAATTCTTTTTTAGCCACAACCTAGTTAGTATTATTTAACCATTTCTCAGTAATTATCATGAATTTAGATCCATTAAGAGATGATTCTCTTTTAGCTGCTTCCCACTTAGCTTTATTAATATACCAGTCTAATACTTTTTTATTGTAATTAATTAGACCTTTCTTACTAATATTACTAGGTGGTATAGGTGCTCTAGTTTGAGAGTCTGGTTTAATTTCTATAACTATATTCTCAACATAATTATCGGCATTCTTAGCTTTAATAACAAAATCTGGATAATACCTGTGGCTTTTACCGTCTTTAGGAGAAACATAATTAACTATATAACTTTCACTACTCCATGATAAAACGCTAGGACTACTATCGCAGATTTTCATAAATCTTAACTCTAAGCTAGACCTATATATGATGGGGTATTTTCCGTTGTATTTGGTGTTATTTTTCGGTGAAAATGTTCCTGATAAACATTTACCCCACTTAGGTATTATATGTTTCAATTATTATATAAAGTATTTTTTTGGTGCGTTAGAGTCTTCTTCTCCTTTATTCTTTTTAGTTCTTTCCCTGGAGATTTTGTTTTTTACTTTTTGTTCTAAGTCATTGATATATTTTGAGACTACATCTACATTAGCCTTTAATTTTTTCTTTTTCTTAGTGTTTAAACAATAGACTTCTATTTTAAGTTCACCATCACCTTCAGGACTTGGTGGTGGTGGTTCTACTCCTCCCATTTCTTCAGCTCCTCCCATTCCTTCGTCTCCTTCCATTCCTCCAGCTTCTTCCTCTTCTTCTTCATAAAGAAATCCTTCTTCTTGTACTTCTTCTTCTTCTGGTTGTTCTTCCTGCTCTTTTTCTTCTTGTTCTTCACCTCCAGTTTCTTCAGCCCCTAATTCTTCTGGTTGTTCTTGTTCTGGATCTACTTTATTGCTAGGGTCTTCTTCTTTTTTTGGACTCTGATCATTAATTAGTTTTGATGGGTCAAGCACTGCTGTTAAAATATAAGTAGGCACTAAGGTATCCTTTCTTATTAATTTCCAGTAAGCAGTGTTATGTATATTAACATTATAGCTTATACCCATTTCCTTATCATAAGCTCCATCTACTCTTAGACCTGTATTTCTACTTATAATTTTCACTAATTCAATATAGACACTATAAAGGTCATTTCTATCCATACCATTAAATTTAGGTTTAACTGGCTGCCCCATTTGGTCCATGGCATCATCACCAAACGTACTTTCATAATCACCATCATCACCAAAATCACCATCAGATAAATCATCAGAATCTTCTAATTCAATCCCATCTGGATCTCCTTCGTTTTCCTTTGGTGCTAAGGCATCTTCACTTTCCTCATCACTTTCATCAGACTCGTTTAAGTATTTTCTTATCTCTTTTTCTGATTCGAAATACAAACTAAAATTTGGAATTATCATTGATTAATTTTTGATTATATGTTATATATACCTGTTTCAGAGTCTTCCATGATACCATCCATACTAATATTTTTTGAAACAGTATAGCTATCTAAAGTTACATACTTTTCGTTATTCTGATGGTATGATTTTAGATTTTCATAGTATTCATTTGCATCCTCTTCATCGTAAGTGGTGTATTGAGGTTCACCAAAAAATGAAACTACATATTTTATAGCTTTGTGTTTTTTTGGTTTTAGTTTATTCCAGCCTTTCATAAATCCGTTAAAAGCTAATGTCGAGCAATAGGCTACGATATTTGTTTTTTCTGGTTTAAAGTTTTTCAAGGCGTACTTTATAAAGTCATGGTAAGAATTAGCCAAACAATCATCTTTATCCTTTTTATCAGAATAAGGAAAACTTCTTATAGCCTTATTAGCCAACAAAATGAAGAAGTCTACAGCTCTAGCTGTGAGTTCTCCATTTTCTTTGGATATAACCATTTCCTTATAAAACTCAAGATTATCCACGTATTCTGTAACATCAACTTTGGTTAGGTCAGTATAGAGTTCACCTCTTTTTTGTCTTTCACTTTTTCCTGGGATTTTCTTGGCTTTCTTCTTTGTAATCTTTTTTGTTGCTTCAGTAACGTCTACCTTAGTTAGTAGGTCAGTATAAACTTCACCACCTTTCTCTATGATCTTCTCATTCTTCTTCTTTGTAGTCTTTTTAGTGAGGTCTATATTTGTTACGGTCATTGTTTTTCTTTTTATATTGCTAAGAACTTCTTAGGTATAAAGATTTTTTCTCCATCCATCCAAGCTTCTACTGGATTTTCAGTTAAAGCTAAAGTAAATGCAGATTCGTCAACCTTAACAATAGCACCTACAGGTATAGATCTGTATCTACCTATAACTCTTACTTTAATATATGAATCTTCTTCAAAACTTTCTCTGATTCCTAGTTGCTGATTAAGTCTCATTATCTTGGATTTAACTAATGATATTTTACTTGATACCATTTCATGTGCAGAAGAAATTTCTTTATTTTCTGTTACTAGTCCAGAATTTTCTAGTTTTTGTTTGTTTTTAACTAGATTAGACATTTGCTCTAATAATATTTCTTTAGCTTCTTTGAACTTAGTTAAGTCAACTGTTTCATTGCCGAACATGTTATCCAAAGACTCATACATATTATAACCTGTATAACTATTAACATAATCAACACACTCGTTGATGTCTGTGAAAGTTTTAGTGTTAGTGTTCTGGGTGTATTTGTTGTAGCTTATTACCTTAGTCTCTGATCCTAACTTAAAGAATGTAACAGAATTAGATTCGTTTAACTCACTACTAATAGTTTGTGCGAAATCTAATTCAACAAATCTATGATAGTTCTCAGCTAAAAATACAGCTAAATTGATGCTGTTAAGTTCTACTTGAGCTATACCTGTAGAGTATATCATGTTATCTCTTAAACTTTCATCAACTTTTAGGACTTTACCGTTAATGTTTACTTGTGGTTCACCATTTAGATACTTAATGCTAATAGCTAAGTTAGATATATCTGAATTATAATTGGCACTTTCTTTAGTCATTTTAAATTTCTTAGACGCTTCAACTAATTTTAGATATTGTTGGTCGTCAGGGAAACCATTATGAACCTCTAGTAAATTGTTGTGTGGTTCAAAGTAATAATTCTCATTAGCTAAGTGGAACATAAAGCCGTCTTTATATTCTATCATAGGTACTATTGGTGTTTTGATGTTGGCATTAGCCAAAGAAGGGTTTTCGTTGTCTGATCTATATGCAGTCTCAACTACATATCTAAATTCTGGTACTATATCAGAATAAAAGTTTAGTTCTCCGAACTTAATTTCTTTTCTTAGATCACTTTCATTTAAAGATGAAGCTAATCTATTTAATCTCTCTTTAAATTCACCATCAATAGATGATTGAGAATCAAAGCCGTAAGTTTTAATAAAATTAGCAACAGAATAACTGCAGCTGTTCTCATTAACTACTTTAGATACTCCCATTATAAATGAATTTATATCGTTGTTCCAATTAAACTGATTTAGTTCGTTTAGTAGGCTTTCTACTAGATGAGAAGGTTTAGACCCTTCATTTAGTAGATGTATATATTTTTCACAAATAGAGGAAATATAGGATTCGTTTGTAAGACTATCCAATAGAGTTACTAATCTATTTTTTAAGAATAGTTTTTTATCAATCTGAAATTCCATGTTTTAAATTTTATATTTAATTTGTAAGATTATAAATTATTTATCATTTATTATCCGTTATTTTGTCTGAAATTCTAACAGTAATACTTTCCATCCTGTTACCTTCAAATCTTTTAGACTCTTCAACTAAGTCCAACAAAAACGAGTTTATTGTTAATGAGAAACTAATCTCGTATTGTTTTTTTTCGTTCCAGGTAAATTCTGTAGTTTGTTCACTATTAATATCAAAGGGAAACCTGTATGTTACTGGTATAGGTATACCATTGTAGTCATAAAAAGTTCCTGACTTCTTATATATCTCCTTTATTAAAGTTTCGCTGACTATAAAAGTATTCAATATATTATCTAAGATTATTTTACAATCTACATTTAGAGTTATAGGAATATTTCTATTCAAAGCTCTTATTCTTTTTATTTGACCATCTTCTTCAATCTGCATAGGTAATGGTGTCCACCTATTAGCTAGGTTTTCAGTGTCAATATTCATACCATTTACTTGTACCATACCTCTTGGTACCTGACTATACTCACCTTCCATTTTATCATTTTCTAAGTCTTGACTTAAATCACTAACGAAATTGTCTTGAAGGTATGTTTCTCCACCAGCCATAGAAAAATAAAAGGGTATTCTAGTTTCTACAATTTCACCATTAATATAGTTTTTTAACAATAGCTTTTTGTTTAAATCGCTAACTAAAGCTATTAATATTTTTCTTAAATTTGATATATCCTTGTTAGTTTTTTGGAAATAATTATCCATACCGTTTTACTTTTATTTATCACACAAAAAAACCCTATCTCATTTAATTTGAGATAGGGTTTTTTAACTATTAATTCCTTGATGTTTTTTAGAGACTATGCGTTATCTTCTTCAGTTAACACTTCTTCTTCTCTTTTAGCTTTTCTTTTAGCAACAAGTTCTTTGCTAAATTCTGAGGCTAGTTTTCTCATTTGATGAGCAGCGTCTTTAGTGAACAACATAAGTTTACGTAGACGTACAGCCGAAACTTTTACATCTGTATCAAATAATTTAGTAAACTCAATTTTAGCTAACTGCTGTGCAGCAAGCATCATTTCAAATAACTGATGTGGAGTTGTTTCTTCGTTGAACTCAAAAACTTCACCTTTGTCTTTTGCAGGAGTCTTAGACTCAACTACGCTTTTTCCTACTAATTTTTCTTCCATGATAATATTAATTTTTATTTTTTCTTTTTTCCTTATCTTGTACAGTATATATTGACTTTTCCATTTAAGTTTGACATTTTTAAAATTTATTTTTTAAAAATGTCATTTTTATTTTCAGTAATTTCCTTGTTTTTTTCTCTGACATTAGTTACGTTTTTCTTTATTTCTTCACCTACTGCATTCCCTATACTTCTACATAGATATTCCATAGTACTATCATTAACCTTAAGTAAATTTGGAATCTTTATGTTAAATTCAGTAATTTCATATTGAGGGTTTTCTAGTTGATCGTTATCTACGAAAAGTAGCACTTCTTTAAAAGATATTACCATTATTCTAATTTTTTTAATTTACTAAAACCATTAACTTTTTCTACAGTAATACTGGAATAAGAATCAGATAAGCTATACTCATGGTGAGTTACTATTAAAGACTTTATGTCTAACTTACTTGATATAGTTCTTACTAATTTAATAGCCTTTTCTTCTGAAGTCGGAGATAATCCACCAAACATTTCATCAAAGAATAGCACATTGAAATTAGGGTTTTTGGTTTTTATTATTTCTATCAAAGATAATATCACCATTAAATCTGATTTCTCAGATTCACCCTTACTTAGACTTCTACCAGAAAGAACTGTATCGTATCTTACAATATCACATTTTAGTTCTTCATTAAATGAAAAAGAAAAGTCCAAGTCAAAATAATCTCTGTATTGATTTATTAAATCATTAAGTACTGGAATTGTATTTCTAATTAATAGTTTCTTAAATCCTGTATCGCCTAGTATACTTTTAGACTCTTTATACATCTCATCTTTTTTAAGTAAAGTTTTTAAAATATTTTCATTTTCAGATAATTTGTCTTGATGTTCTATAAGCAATTCCTGGTGAGTATTCAAAGAACTTTTCAAAATTTCTACATTCCTGTTGAAATTTTCAGTATTATCAACCACTTTTTTATTGTGGTTTTCATATTTACTAATTTCACTATTTATAGAATATAACTTGGAAGTAAGATTACCCCCAAAAGCTTCACACTTACTTTTGGTCTCAATTAATTCTGATAAATCTAGTTTTATCTTTTCTTTTTTAGTTTTCATTATTTCTAGATCATCTTCTGATTTGTCTTCATAAAATCTACCACAACTGGAGCATTTAAGTTCTATTAGATCTTTAGCTACCTTTTTAATATCTTCTATAGCTTTATTAGTTAGTTCCTTTTTTGTGATTAACTTAATTACTGATTCAGATATTTTTTCTTTTTCTAGTTCTAGCTCGTTTATCTTTTCTAACTCTAAAGTATCTTGAATCTCGTTACTTTTCATTAGATCCAACAAGTTTCTTTCTTTTAGTTTAATTTGAGATTCACTTGCCTTTATATTTTCCTGGATGTAATTAGATTTGTTCTGACATTCCTTTAAAGTTATATTAAACTTAGAATTTTCTTGATGAACAAAATCTCTAAATTGATTGATTTCATCAAATCCCAGAATTAACTCGAATATACTTCTTCTGTCCTTAGGGGTCATAGATAAAATAGACTTAAAGTTTGTAGAGTTAATTGCTACATAGTTAGAGAAGATCTGATAAGGCATCTTTATTTCCTTTTCAAGTTCTTCTTGAATCTTGACTTTTGCAGGTAAGTCTAGTACTTGTCCATTAATCTTAACTTCTAGTTTAGATGGAGATAGTTTTCTGTGGATGCTTATAGTTTTACTATTAACTTGTAGGTCCAGCCAGACTTCTGCTTTAGGGTAATAGACATTCCCTATATTTTTATTAGTGAATCCATCAATTTTACCATAAAGACCCCAAGTCAATGCTTTAAGAATTGATGATTTACCTGCACCATTTTCTCCTCTGATAATAGTAACCTCTGATAAATCTTCAAAATCTAGAGAAAATTCCTCATCTTGCCCATAAGACAAGAAGTTCTTAATCCTGATGTTCTTTATCTTCATACTTGTTTTTTAAATCTTTAAGGAATTTTTGTACCTCTTCTGAGTGGGTGGATTTAATAGTTGATAGCATTTGGTTTAATAAACTATCAGAGAAGTCAATTTTTTCATTAAGTTCTACTTCTTTAGTTTCTGGTGGTTTAAATTTAAGATTGAAATTTTCTAAACTATTTTCTTTTAGAAAATTTCTTACGTCATCTGTTTGTTCTGATTCCAAGTAAATGTCAATGTAATCATTATTTTTTAGAGTTACCTTGTTGTTAACTATATCACTATATTGAACCGAAACATATTTAGGTGATAACTTATTCTCAAACTTAACTATAGCTCCAGAAGTAAAATCTATTAATTGGATGTACTTTTTGTTGCTGATTTCACTTCTATCCATGTGATATGGTGACCCAACATAATGTACATTACCAATAGAACTAGCCCAATGAATATGCCCACTGAAAACACCCTTGAATTTAGATAAAGTTTCTAGTTTAATTCCCCTGTCAAGAGAACTGAGGTCTTTATTGTATCTTAATCCTTGAATGTCGGCATGCATGAAAACCCAATCAGATTTAGAATTTTGTAAAGTTTCTCCTAACTTCGTGGTATTTGCCTCCCATGGTGCAAACAAGACTTCTCCTATTACTGTTGGTTGTTTTAGGATTTTTACTTTTTCGTTTTTTAGTATTCTGTAATCTAATGAATCTAAACTGGAAATTGTATTGCTATGCTTGTAATATACATCATGGTTACCTGCAATTATTATGAGCTCTAACTTTAACTTAAGTAGATTCAATATTAATTTACTGGTGGTGTGTCTGATTAACTCATCAGTATGAGATCTAATATCAAACAAATCTCCACAATGTATTATAACGTCACCTGGTTGCATGTTTTCTTTTATGGTGGGAATTAAAAACTCCTCCCACCATTCACTCATAGTTTTCAACCATTCTCTACTAGAGTTTTTATATCCGAAGTGTGTATCACTTATTATCCATGCTCTCTTCATCTTCTTCTATTATTCCTAGACTTTTGTATAGTTCATATATAGCTAGACATTCCTTATCTCCTAATTCTTCGTCATCTCCTCCTACTAACATCAACCCAAAAGGAATATTTACTTCGTCTTCTCTATTGCCATATAAATCCTTGAAATCATCAAGAGATATAATATCTTCTTCTCCTATATTTGATGCTCTTTGTATATCACCTATAACCGATACATAATTATCACCATTAATTCCTATAATATGTAGTTCGCTTTTCTTTTCCTCGCTTTGATTGGAAACTATATTTCTTAATAACTCTGATATGCGAATACTTATATTTTTTAGTTCTTCTTTTATAGATAAATCTATATTTCTCACATCAATTACTGCTAATAACAATTCGCTAACTAGATATAGTTCCGAATAATCTGGTAGATATAATTCTAACGCAGCTTTAATAACACTAGATTTCATCTCCTTAATTTTCTGGATTTTTTCTTCGTCTGTTTTCATGTTCTTGTTTTTTAATTTTTAAAATAAATTTAAAACTCCTTTACTTGCCAAAAAATCTGAATTTTTAGCATGTTCACTTATTAATAAATCCTTGTACTTTGTGTTGAGTTTTCTATAAAATATTGTTGAGTCTATGGAGAAATAATGTGATATACCTGAATATAACTCTATATATGGATACTTCCATTTTAGTTCTTTACTAATAATCCCAAACATTAAATTGATGTCTGATTTAGTTATCTGTTTAACTCTTTTTTCTAAAACGCCATCCTCATTTATTATTAATGGGGTTAATATCTTATTTAATTTAGATTCTTGGTGTTTTACGATTTTGTGTATGTCTGCCTGAAGTATTGAATCACCAACTTCATCATCTACTAATTTTTTTGTAGATTTTGTTTTAATTAATTTTGATTTTAGTTTACTGGTGTCTTCTCCAACAGCTCCATAAAAGTTAGTTTGAACTTTGTTCTTAATGAGATCTATATTTGTGTTTCTTTTAGGTGTTGTTTCTGTTACTATTTCTGTTACTATTTCTTCTGTTATTTTTGTTGTTATTTCTGCTGTCATTTTGTTTGTTTATATTTCAAAGTCCTGATACGAAGTGTATATATCCTTAAGGACATTCACAGTTATTTTATCAGGGCTGAATACGCTTGTATGTGATAATAAAATTAAATCATACATGTCGATATTAATTACATTATCATTATGAAGTATAAAATTACAATTAGGTATACCTTTTACCTTATTGTAGTTACATATATCTCTTATATACTGGGTTGTTGATGTTTTAACATGATCTGAAAATACGCTAATATCTATTATTATATCCTCGTAACAAAAACTATCAGACGCTGTTTTGATGTATTCAAGAGGAGGAGTATCACCCATAATATAAATTGTGGTATTACTGAAGTCTTTAACTGCCTGCTCATATGATTCCCTGAATAATATATTCCAAGGGGAACTATCATTAAGTTTAAATGGCGTAGAAGTTAGCCTGGAAATAGCTTCATTATAGCTACTAGTATGGCTGTTCACCTTAGGTTTAATTGCACTCTTTATTATTGTATTTTCTTTGTCGTTAATTTCACCAAAGTAAATATTGATAACATCTTCTTTGATTCTATTAAAAATATCACTAGATAGAATAAGTAGTCTTTCCTTTTCTTTATTTTCCTTGATTTGTTTTAATATAAGAATTAAAGCTTTTGATTCAGATTCTGTGTATGGGTAAATGCTATTGACGTACAAAGATATATTATATTGGTTTGTAGTGTTCATATAGTTATATTTAGTTATTTAGATCGTAGTAATCACTTATATCATTTTCATCAGAGTTTGACTCTTCTTCTAATCTTAAAGTAGCACCGTCAATTCTTATTTTATTTTTTGTATGTTTACCTTCAGTGTCTCTAGTTTTTATCAACTTCAGTTTAAAATATGAATTTGCGTACATTTCTGTTGTTTGAATTATAGCCCAGATAACATCTGCAGTATGTGATAAAGCTGCTGATTCTGCTATATGTTCCATAGTTATATCTTCTGAGTTAAATCCATCTCTTCTAGTTTGAGTGGCAGTTACTACCAGCATATCATAAATATCAGCAATAGCTCTTAAATCCTCAGATATATTTTTTATCTTAGTATAACTATTGTCCGATGATTTATTTTTATCATCAGCTAATATATTAATATAATCTACAACCAAGCAATCAAACTTTATACCTTCTTTTTCCTCTAGTCTTTTAATAATTGCTTCTATGTCATTACAACTACATTTAGATGTGGGTACTTTTATTATTTTCAGTATTCCTGGATCAACTACACCACCATACTTAAAGTCTGCTATTTTTTTCTGCATAAAATCAACATCTTTTGACTTTATGTCATAGTCAGCTAAAGGTATACCTAAAGTCATAGCACCGATTCTTTTAATACATTTTTTTGCCGACATTTCTGCAGATATAAACAAGACGTTTTTCCCTTGTTCTATAAACCTTCTAGCTTCGTTAGCTAGAAATATTGATTTACCAGTATTAGGTGGTCCAACATATATCACTAGTGTCTGTGCATCATAACCTCCACCACTAAGTTTATCATAAAACTGATACCCAGAAGCTATCTTATCTTCGTAGAATATTTCATGGTCTTCTGCCTTGTAAAAATCTAAACCTAAATCATTTGAGAAATCTGGAGACATCAAAAACATCTCTCTAATTTTAGATTGTAAATAGTCTGGGTCTGCTCCAGTATATTTCTGTCCTTGTAAGAAATCTGCAGCTTTAATTACATTAAGCTTTAGAGTTCTGTATTTAATCCACTTTTGAAGTTCTTCTTCTGCATATTCATCTGAATAGTTACCTACTTGAGATATAATATCCGAATAAGACGAGGGTATATGATCGTATTGATTACCTTTTAGTTTTATTCTTAGTTCATCAGAAGTAGGGTACATTTTAAAACTTTGATGATGGTCACGAATTATACTGTATAAGTCATCTAAGCTTTCTGACTCAAAAAATTCAGGGTTTATGTATTGGAAATAATCTGGTTTCTTTTTTAAGTAATTTATGAACATTTTTTCATGTTCTTCATGATATTCTAAATCCATTTATTGAGAATTTAATTTTCTAACAATAGAGCTTCGTATATTTTTTTGACTTTTAATATTTTAGCACAATCTTCAAATCTTTCTAGATCCTCTAAATATATCAAGGTATATTCCAGTTTTCCTAGATAACCTAGAATAGTCTCTTTTCCACATTCATACCTTTCTTTGAATACATTAGCTAATCTGTTTATTTCAGACGAAGATTTGTTTTGCATCATGTTATGGTGTAGTATTTGGATATGAACAAAATACTCTATTTTAATTGGTTTTTTAACTTCCTGCATAAATATAGTTTAATTTAATTAAAAAAGCAAAGATTTCTTGTAAAAATCTTTGCTTTTTTTACTAATACTTCTAGTAAATTTCTTCGTTATCTGAAGATAACATAGAATTTAGATCATCTATATAATCTGAATCCATATTACTATTAGAATATGCAAACTCTCTGTAAACGAACTCATCTAAATTTTTTATTACTTCTGAAGTAAAGATTTCTTCACTAAATATTCTTGATGCTTCTGACCTTTTGACATTTTCATCAAGATGTCTTACAGCCCAAGTGGTAGATTTAGGTTTAAATGCAAACTCAATATCACCATTTTTATTGGTTTTCATAGTACCTCTACCTAAACCAACCTTTTCCCAGATCTCTGCAGCTAACTTAGCGTCTGAAATCTCAATAAATTGCTCTAGCCCGATAAAGGGGTTTATTGCCCTGTTCCATGGGATCTGATAGCTGACTCTCATAGGTTTAACCAATCTATTTTTAAGAGGTTGTGCTATAACAGTAATACCTGTTTTTTCTGATTTACCTTTATCCACATCTAATTGAGTCCTGGAATAGTGAATTATAACGGATGCAGTATACTCAATAGCTTTACCACCAGTAATTTTTATTTTCTCGTGTGCTTTAAGAAATCCACCAATATTTTCGTAAGTATGATTAGTGAAAATCATAGGGTATTTTAAGTAACCAATCTTGTTAGTAATAAGCTGAAACATATTCTTGATTGCTTTAGCTCTAGTCATATCGGTGATATTTTTACCTGAATCAGCATCCACTTCAGACTTCAAAGTACCTAGTTGACTTAAACTATCTATAACTATTAAAAGTTTAGGTACTTCTTTTCCTGCCTTTTTAGTTTCCATTAATGCGTTTAACATCTGAACTAGATTATGCTTTAAGTCCTCAACTACAGATATAGGATTGTATAATACTCTTTTAGGATCAACACCAAATGCTGTCATCGTGTCCTCTGTAACTGCATTTTCAGTATCATAATACACAACATTATATCCCATTTTTTGTGCAGACCTAGCTATATTCAAACAACTTAGGGTTTTACCTGTCTGAGAATCCCCAGCGAATGCTACTATCTTGTTCAGAGGTATCCCTCCTGTTAATCTACCAGATATACAGGCATTTAGTATGTAACTACCAGTATGAATATATCCTTCTACATCTGAATAAGTAGATAAATCCATTCTGTCTGAATTAGGATTTAATTTTCTTTGAAACTCCACTAAATCTTCAAATGTTGTTATCTCTTGTATTTTTGCCATGTCTTTATAATGTTATATTATTTATAGGAAAGTTAGGATTTTTTAATTTTAATGCTTCTCTATCAATCAATGTGAAGTTCTTGATTGGTGTTAGATCAACAGTCTGATCCATTACTGCTGCTATGTCAGATTCATCAAACCTAACATAGTCATTATCAGCGTTTTCATCACCTAGATGATATACTTTCTGACCAGAAAATGCTTTAACTAAAACTCTCATACCTAACTTAAGTTTTTTGTTAACCACAGCATCACCTACAGCTATAATTACTCCACCAAAATATATAGTTTTTTCTGCTGGGGTATTATTAAAGCCTAAGATAAGTCCAGACTCGGTTCTAAGTTCTGCTGGTAGATATTGTACTCTTACTATTAGAAATGAATCAAAAACATCATATTCTTGTTTGACTTTTTCTATTGGTTCTATTTTCATAATATTTTGTTATTTGATTTATTAGTTCTTTATAGAATGTAGTAGGATCTTTTAGTTGGGTGTAATTAGATTCATCTACTTTTATTTTTAACTCCACACCATTAGCTCCGTTATTTTGTAACTTACAAAAATTAGAGCATGCTAATTCTCCGTTTAAGATTAAATCAAAATCAATGGACAAATAATCTATTCTAATAATGAGGTCAACATTTATACCTAATCTTGCTGACTTAACTAATAGTGAATATTTTATTCCTAATATTCTTTCCATTTTAATATCGAGATAATCGAAAGATTCCTCTTTGATTTGGGTGTCTTCTGATATACCTGGTTTATCTTCAGAATCATCTGAGTTAGGTAAATCGCTACCAGTTTGAAACATACTTTTACTTTTAAATTTTACTTGTAAAATTAGTTAGATTTAACTAATTTTACAAGTCTTTTAGAATTTTGTCTATAAATTTTTGTTAATTTCAACCAAATAACGGTTTAGCATAAACTAGACTTCTACTTAAAGGTGAGACTTTCATGGATCTCTCTAGAATATCATTAACTGTTTTTAGTATAAACTTATCAAATAGCCCCTCTCTATCTGGTGGTGGTGCAAACTCCAAAGGATATTCACCTAGATTATAAGCGAAATATTCACCTTTTGTTGTGGAGTAAACTTTTATCTTACTATCAATAATTGGTTTATACCTATTTCTCACGGAGTCTTTTTGTTTGTATAATGCATGGTTGTATTTTGCAGCTGCTGATACTCTAAATGGAGTACCTTTTTTTGTTATAAGGTTATCTTTATCCTCTATTACATATTGTTCGTAATTTGTCATTTTACCTGTTTCTGCTATTTCATCTATAGATACTACCATTATTTCTTTTTTTATCTCTTTAAGTTTTTTGGTTAGCATTGGTATAGTAATGTCATGTCTATGATCAGAAATCATCTCAAACAATGATTTAAGTATATTTCTAGCAAATTTTGGAGTTGTTGAGGATTTAATCTTACCTCCAGTGTACTTCAAGACAACTTTATCTGAGTCGCTGAATTGACCATCGTACATAGATATATTCTGGAAGTTAATATTTACTGCTAGAATTACCATTTTTCTAGCTATAGATTCAGTTTCAAATACTAGGTCATTTTTAAGATTTCTTTTGGAAGTAAATTCGTCAAAGGACTTATCATAAAAAGGTGATAAAAAAGTAGAGTCTAATTTAATCAGAAAATCTCTTGTTTCTTTTTCTGGCATTTTATCCATACCACATGAGGTTAAGAGCTCATCAAAACTAAAATAATTAGAATCTGTATGAGCGTAAACTATTACAGGATTTTCAAGTGGTTTAACTTTTTGTGTGATACCTAAATTTTTGTGTAGCTCGGTATCTTTATGCCAATCATTCATGAAATAATCATTGGTTATTTTTTCAGTATGTAGAATAATGGATTTCCCTGTTGATGTGATTGCTTCAGCTACTCTAGGGTTACTGAGTATAAAGAAAGGTGATCCGAAAGTACCGTAAGAAGAGTTCATCCATAATTTAAGACTTTGTTCGGTGTTAAACTCTACACCTAGTCTGATATTTATATGATCTATTCTTTCTAGGATTTGTTCTTCTGATAAGGTGCTTATTTCTTCTTCGGTTAAAGGCTCATTTTTGTGTATCATTAGTGGGGTTAAAGTTTATATTAATAACTAGAAAACCTATCTATAATTTAGATAGGTTTTCTGGACTTTCTTTAAGTAGAGATAGGCTGACTCTAATATAACTATGGTATTATTATAGAGCTAGACTTAAGTTTTTCTTCTTTTGGTTTGGGTTTGTTATACTCAGGTACAACTTCATTAGCTTTAGGAGCAAGAAAAATGTCTAGTTTTTCTGAGTTTCCTATTAGGTTGCCCTTTTTGTGTGTGATTGTTGGAAATGACTGTCCTTCAAAAATCTCTTCTTTATTACAGTTAGTACATACATGTAAAACCATGTGGGTTCCTTTGTCGTTTTGACCAACTAATTGTACACCTTCTAATTTACCTATAGTACAATCATTACATTGTATTTCTACGTATAATGGTACTGCCTTTGAGTATACTTCTTTAAATATTACCTTTGTCGTGTTATCTGTCATGTCTTTATATGTTTTATTACTTTTTCTTAGTTGTTACTTTTTTAGTAGTCTTTACAACTTCTTTTACAGGTTCAACTTCTGTAGCTACTACTTCTTGTTTCTTAAATTCTTCTAGCATGGTTCCTTCTAGTACAGTTGATTTAGCTTCAACATCAGCTAGTTCAGTGTTCTTGTATTCTTGTAGCATGTTAGCAAGTTTAATAAATGCTACACCTATTCTATCGAAACCAGTTTTTCTGCAGTTTTCAATTAGCTCGGTAGATAAATTTAACTCCACACTTTTATCTTCGTCGGTTAGTGTTATTTTATAGTTCATTTTTTTAGTTATTATATTTTAATTATTTATCTTTATATTTATTACACAATATTAAATGATAATTTTAATTGTTTACTCCTGTATACTTATTATTTTAATAGTATCTAGCAAATACTAAAGCTATATTTGTAATTGGATCTTTTATTATCATTTTATCATTAACCAGGGATAACTCATAAGAGTTTGGTTTGCTATCTAAAAAGTTAAAATAAGATTTTGAAAACTTAAAGTCTAATTCAATGTCGGGGTCTAGTGTAACCCCATCTATTTTGTAACTCCAAGTCTCGCCCTTGACGTGTAGTTCTCCTTTATGGTTAACAAATGTAACTATAGTATAATTAACTACATCATCTAAAACAAAGAAATCTCTTTTTAGTTTTGTTATTGTGCTGCTGGTAATTGTAAATGTGGCGTCTGAATCAGAACTGTCCATAATGGAGCTAATCTTGTCTGAATCTATCTGAATAAAAGGTATGGTTGGGTGTATACACTTTTTTTCAATCCTGAAATCACTATCATAAAATCTAACTAATCTTGCTAGATTTTTGAAGTTTTCCTCTTCGTAAGTATTTATTGTTAGTTTTAGTTTTTCGCTTTTACCTGCAATATCTAGAACTTTATTTATGGTTGCAGAAGAAATGCCTATTTTAATTTCATCTGGAATTTCCTCTCCTTTGTCTGCTTTTATTGTTTTAAAATAACTATCGAGAGGTTCATCAACTACCATCAGCACTTGTCTAGTCTTGGTGTAGGGTGAAGCAGTAAACCTTTTATTTTTTAAGTCTATAGTGAAAAATACACCATCCGATATATCTAAACTCTTTTTAGCGAAGATTATAAATTTTACTATGTTTATGTCTGATATTTTCATATTCTTGTTTCTTTGTTATAGTTTTCTATTATACTCCAAATATAGGCATTATAATAAAAATATCCAAAATTTTAAGATAAAATTTTGGATATTTTTAAATTTATTTTTGATTAATCTCTCTCATTATTAAATCTTGCTGTATACAAAATAGGTATGTTTCACCCTGAATTATCCAAGTTTTTTGTTTTACTGCTCTAGGATAAATTACTCTGTCACCAATTTTAACTTTCATTGGGCTTGATCTAGTACCTTCACCAGTTGCAATTATAGTACCTATTAGCATCATCTTTCTTAGGGTCTCTGGGATTATCAAGCCTGAGTCTTCGTATACTTCTTTTTCTGGGTCAGGTTTAATTAGGACTCTGTGACCTATAGGTTTTATTGATTCTAGTGTTACATTTTCTGCATTATTCATTATCTATTTTTTATTTTTTATTCTCCTGTAATTGGTATAGTAACTCTGAAAACACTACCTTCACCATAAACAGAGTCAACCTCAATTTCACCGTTATGTAATTCTAATATTTTCTTACAATGTGCTAACCCTATACCAGTACCTTCAATTTCTTCTTTAGTGTGCAACCTTTTAAATACTAGAAAAATTTTATTAAAGTATTTTTCTTCAATACCTAAACCAGTATCAGATACATGAAAAATCCAATTATCACCCTCTATGTCAGATTTAATTGTTATTAAGTTTTTGTGGTTTTTTTTTGAGTATTTAATAGCATTGGATATTAAATTTTGAAATAAAGCATAGATTTCGGATTTATGTGCAAATATTACATTAACTTCTATTTCCAGCTTTATCTCAAAATTATGATCGTTATTGTATGTCTCTAGATCTTCACAAATGCCAACTAGGATGTTTTTTATGTTTATATGTTCTTTTTTCTTATCTTCTGTACTTTTAAGTGTAGTAGAATAATCCAGTAAATTATCTATTAGATTCTTGGACCTATTTACTGATTTAGATATAAAATCTAAGTATTTAATCCCGTTTCCACCTTTATCTTTTATAGTTTTTCGGTATTCAATATTAAACATATCAATTAAAGATCTTATAGAGTTTGTTGGTCCTCTTAGGTCATGAGAAGTTAAATATATTAACTCCTCCATTTCTTCTTTAGCTAAGATTAGTTTTTCCTGATATAGTTTCACCTCTGTAATATCTTGTAGCATAGTTACAATATGAGTTAAGCCTTTCCATGATATTTTAGTAGCAGTAACCCTTGCCCATAATTGTTTACCATTAATATTGTATTTTTTATCAAAAGTATAATGATTAATATCACCTCTGACTATCTTTGGTATAAATTCGCATTCTTCACAAGAACACTTAAAAGATTCTTCTTTAGGAATAACTACAACATTATCAACATCAACTAAAGATGAGTAACCCAAATAAGTAGACACGAAATCGTTAATAAATATAGGTTTACCTTTTATACTATACACTATAACACCAAACCCCATTAGATTTGAGATATTAGATATATCTTCAAAGGTAAAATCCGTATTAACCATGTTACTTATTGGATTATTCATTATTAGTTTTCGATTATTATTGCATAAGCATTAAATTCCTTCATTAATAGATAATCTTCATTATTAATTATTATTTCCTCTCCCGAGTGTTTATTAAAAATAACAACATCACCTTCTTTAAGAGTAACATCTTCCGAATCTCCTACAGCACACACCATACCTTGTTCTGTTTCTCTTTGAACAGAATCTGGGATATATATCCCAGATTCTGTTTTTTCTTTGTGTGGGTTAGGCTTTATCAAGATTCTATCATCTAGTAGTTGTAAACCTTCTATCATTTTCTTACTCATGTCTTTATTTTTTATTTATATTTCACAATTTCCTGTAGAGCAAGCTAACTCTAACTCTAGATTCTTAAAGTCGTTATCTGTAATTTTAGTTAAATCTATGTCAGATAAACTCAAGATTAACTCTTCATATTTTTCTTTAGATATGGTTTCATGTGGTAATTGCTGATACATTGTATTTTCTTCCCAGTAAGGCAATAATGCTATACCAGTATACGTATCTCTGTTAACCCACATCCATTCTCTGACTGAATCCCAATCCTTAACTGAGACAGTACAACTAACGTTATGAGAATTTAAACCCTTATTCCAGGTAGGAGATATCCAATTTAGATTTACATTTTTAACTCTCTCTAAAAAGTCTATCTCATTTTCATCTCTGAATATGGCTCCTTCTGGAGCTTTTATAGGAATGTTAATTGTATGTTTAGTGTGTGAGAATTTACCTTCAGAATTATTGTAGTGTATAGTTTCTATTAATTCTGGGTTGTTCTCTTTTAGGTAAACATATATAGCCTCATTATCTAAAACAGTTATTCTTCTTATATAATAAGGTGCATGCCAAGCATGAATACCAGAAGAAGTACCTGCTAATAAGCTACTAGTACCACTAGGCTTTACTGTAGTTATTCTAGCTGATGCGTTGATACCTATTTTTTTAGCTAAGTCCTGATTAACTTTCACACTAATTTCTGCTCCTTCTTTCAACCATTCTGTCTTGATGTCTCCAGATGCTAATCCAGTTATACTAACACCTAAAAGGGCTTCCTTTTCAGTTTGCTTTCTCCACTTATCTCTTAGATAAGGGAAATTAGTGTAACTTGCTTGTAGAGTACCAATAAATGTCGCAGCTTCAACTCTTTCTATAAAATCTTCCTTAGATTCTATATCTTTAGATATTATCTCACATAGATTACAGAATTGATATGGATATAAAGATATTTCTGCACACGGGTTAGATAATACATTTTTATCTGGATCGTTACTTAGAAATATTCCAGGCTCTCCTGCTCCAGAAGCTTCAACTACATCAAAAAATTTATTAAATCTTTCTTTGGTTAGTTCTGGTCTGTAGAATACTGCTGAATTATTAGCGTTTCCTCTTTGTGGGTTATCAATATACCACTCACCACTTTTACATTCCATCATTAAGTCGTCTTCTGGAGAGAAAAATGCTATTAGACTAGACCTTCTAACTCCACCAGAAAGAACACAATCAGAAATATGACATACTATATCATGGCACTCTAAAGATGTTAATCTGTCACCAGTTTTTTTCTTTTCTAGTACTGATACAATTTTCTCATGAGTTTTTCTTAGTCCATCTGGTCCTGGAGCCTTAGCCGTAGATGATCTGATTAAGCTACCTTTAGGTCTGATTTCTGAATAATCAAATTCAATTTTAGGTTTAATTGTATCGAAATCTATCTTAGTTTTAATAGAGTCAATTTCTGTACCTAGTAAAGAAATGTCTTCTCCTATTTTCTCTATTTTTTCTTTATCATAAATTTCAACAGTAACTGAATTAGCTAGATAACATTTCATTAAAGCTAAAATAGAATCAGACCAGCCCTCTATACTATCTTCCACTACAAAAATACTTTTGATGTCTTGTGGTTGATGAACTTCTGGTAGTTGATTTATATGATGTGGTTGAACAGAATAACCTGCACCTGTACCACATAATAAAATATAAAGTACTTCAGAGAAACTTTCAATAGAATCTAAAGGGGCATAAGAACAATTATAGCTTCTGATGTTGTTTGCTTCTATAGCTTTTCCTCCGAACTGCATAGCTCTTAATGAAGGAAATACTTTTTTATCATAAACTAGCTTATAATGTTTTTGTATTTCATCTTTTAATTCTGGGAATTTTCTTAGATGCATATCTTTGTTTCTGTCTACAATTTCTTCCCATGTTTCTTTTCTTTTTTTATCAAAATCATAATTTGCATACTTCATGTAAGTTATGATGTCTGACATAATACTTAAAGGTAAATTCATATTCGGGTTTTATTATTTAGTTTTCGTTCTTGTATTTCCATGTAAAGTTTTTCTAGTTTATCTTTTTCTTTGCCTAGTAGTTTCTTAACTTTTTTATGGTCTTGTCTGTCTGAGTGAAACTTATCTAAAATAGTCTTGTATACAGGGTCTTCAGTTAAATCAAAAACTGAACCCTTGGGATCGATATAGTATTTTTTATCACTCTTTATTTTTTTCTGGTCTGTCAGGTATTCTCTGTAGTGCTCTAGATTATCTGATAAGCTAGACACGTATTCTGAAAACCAATTACCATGGACTTCTTCTTGTCCACTATAAATACCTTTGGTTTTTACATTAACAATATCTCCATTTTCTTTGGTGTATAAACTTTCGATACTATATTTTGATTCAATATATCTTCTGCTTACACAGTAGTTTAAGTAATCTTCTTTGTGTTCTTCCATCATTGAGTTTGATGTCAGGTAGGTTTTGTACCAGTTACCTACATAGGATTCTGGAGATATTGAACCTATTCTAGCAGATGTTGGATATAAGGATTGAAAATCTCGTGCGATAACCCATTTGTATATTCCAGCTATAGGAACCATAACATAAGCACCTTCGTAGGTTTCTTTTTTTGTTTTAGGTTCGTCCCAACCAGGACTAGGTATAACTTTGTTGGACTCATAGAATTTATTAGAGAATACTGTTTCTGTTGATCTGGTAGGTTTAAGTGTATTCCTGATATCACACAAGGATGTATTACAAAGAGCATAGTAAAGCTTAAGGACTTTCTTTTTATCCTCAATCAGTAAACAAAGAACACTATCAATAATATTATAAAAGCAATATTCTTTGAAATTTTCTTCGTAAACTATATCTAAACTTTGATTCAGAGATACTTTACCTATACCTAAAACTTCATTAGCTATAAATTCTAGAGCTTTTGATTCTTTAACATCTATGGATCTATCAAACTTAGTAAATATATCCATTAGGTCTATAATTCCAATATTAGAAGGAAAACCTACACCCTTAGATCCTTTGTCGTATGATATATGTATATCTGGGAAGTATTCTGAAGGCTCTAACCCAACAGATATTGCTCTGTTCCATAAGTAGTGCCAGTCAAAATCAACAAAGTTCCATCCAGTGATAACTCCAAACTTTGGGCATATTTTAGAAAAGAATACATCTAATAACTGCTGTTCTGATTGATGAAAAATATATTTTATATCAAAATCTAAATTAAAGTCTATAAAATATTTTTTTACTGCTCTTGTGATAAAAGATTTTTCTCCTAAATCTAATCCTTTTAAGGTTTGAAGTATGATCTTCACAACCTTTGATTTCCTATCAACCCAAGTAGTTGCTATAGTAGACACCCCAAACTTAACCTCTTCTGGTCTTGGAAACTCTTTTGCGAAATCTACTTCTATATCTACAAATGCTTCTAGTGGTGTACATTGACTAAATATCCTATCTCTTTGCCCTGTAGGTAACTCCCATAGTGCTTCCATTTTAGTATACTTATCAAGAGATTTGGCTTTAACTTTTTTGACTCTTTCGTTTTTCCAGGATTTGTAAGTTCTGGACGCTGATTTATCTGGTCCATCTAAGGTAATCCATCTGTACGGTTCAACTTTTATGGTTTTTACTTTAACTTTATCATCTGAATCTATGTAATAGTTAGACAATACTCCATCTTTATATTTTTGATCTAATAGCATATCAATTTACTAATTTTATTGTGAATAGTATAAATAACTTTAACTTTAACTGTAAATTTAAGCTAAAATAATAAGAATAACAAAAATTAATGTGATTATTTTATGGATTTTTTTATAGAATCTATATGTACTAATACTTCAGCAGGTAAAAATTTTTCCAAATCATCTCCATTTAATATTTTTTTCTTGATATCTGTACTAGAAATATTATCATCTGATCTATCAACGTGGTAACCTTTTACAGTTGATTGTATTTTGTCTGCCCAGTCAGCTATTTGAGTTGAGTAATTATCTTTTCTGTCATCACCATAACCCCACAATACTGGTTCGTAGTCTTTATCTCTTATGCTACTAACTATATCTTTAATCCAGCCTTTTTTAGTGAATACTATATCTTTAATCATCTCATCATTTTTACTGATAATATCTTTAAATATCTTAGAATGTAATTCTTGATTATAAGTGTGTTCCTTGTCATCTCTAGTAACTACTACTAAAACTGTTGGTTTTTTATTTTGGTCGTACATTTTCTTTATAACTTTAAGATGCCCATTGTGGAAAGGTTGAAATCTTCCTGGAAATATATTAACTGGGGAAGTTCCTATATTATAATCACCAAAAGAAGTACCAATAGAAGATGATATATCTTCTAATTTTAAGTCGCAACCATATCTTTCACTTAGAAACTCAACTAACAATGTTTTTTCTATGTCTATTTTTATGTGATTTTCTGTTTCTTCGATGAAGTTAATATAACACATTTCTTTTTTTGGTGTAACTTCTATTTTTTTGTTATCAATCTTAATGATTTTATCAACATACTTAGGTTTTTTTATCTTATTCTGAATAATAGCCATTAAGTTAGATATATTATCATAGGCATTATTGCTTATATCATTATTACTTAATTTAGTCTTATTTTTTCTGAAGTATCCTATTAAGATTTTTAGTATATCTTTGAAATTTTCTGATTCATGTAGGATTTTTAGGGTAATTACATTACCAATTAAACTAGAATTAAGATTAAAAAATTCTGAATTAGCAAAGGTAGGTTTCGAAAAATTTACACCCACCCACATTCTACTATTATCTGTCATATACCTATTAAATAATTCAAATATAACCTCTAAATAGGCTACATCTTGGTTATCTGAAAATTCGGCTGCGTGAGATAATTCTAACTTATTAATAAAATCTAAACTCTCCATAGTTGAGTAATGTCTAGCAAAATCAATTATCACTAAATTAACTAAGTCTTGTGATTTTCTATTACTAATTATTGTATCTCTACCAGCAATATATTGATCAAAGTATTCGGTGGTGATTAATTTTAAATAAGGATATTTTGTGTTTTTTGTTAGAAAAACAAAACCCTCTACTGGTCCACCAGGATTATCATTTAATAATCCTTTACCATCACACTTAGGAAACATACTAAATATCTTTTCTTGGATCTTATTCTGACCTATAAGAGATATAATATTTTTAGCCTTATCTGTATCAATAGCTGACAAGGTAGTTTTTGGATCTTTATAGTTACCATTAAGAAACTTAACACAGGAGACACCAAATAAATCAGCCCACTTGTGTATGTCTATGAAGATTTTATTTTCTTTCCAATTAACAACACTACTTAGAACTAATTTGTTTTTAGGTGTGGTATCATACTTAATATTAATTGGGTTAGTGTTAGGAAAATACTCGAATGTAAATAAAAAGTTCTCTGGTATTTTTGATTTAATTTCTGTACTTAATGTATTAATTAGCCTTATTGGGGGTTCGTACAAAGAAATAACTATTCTGTCTATTAAACTTATAGGTTTACTTGTATCTCTTTTATAGAAATAAATTTCTTCATTAATTTTCATCATATTGAAACTTATACCATCTAATTTTTCCGACACATATATAGTATCTGTCAGAAGATTTTCGGTATAAGCTTCTCCTTCATTATCTAAAATAACTTTTAAATGTTTAATCTTAGTCATATAACTTTTTTTCATTTTAATATACGTTTACTACAAGAGTTTACAGTTATTTTGTTGGCTTATTCTTTTCTGCATTTTTCTTTTTAGCATTATTTTGAAATTCGTATCTGGATTTGGCATCTTGAAGTACTTTCTTAGCTCTAGCAGTAAGTATCTGATTAGGCTTTGTTTGTATTAGACTCAATGCACTAAAAGCTTTTCCATAATTTTTGAATCCATTTTCTTTAGCCACATCATTTAATATTTTTTCCCACTCAGTTTGACCTAAATTAGTTTCATCTATTTGACTTTCTAAAGCTCTGATACTTTTCCATTCCTGGAAATTTGGAATACTATCTAATTGTGATAGTTTTATTGCTTCTTTTATACTTAGTATATTCATTACTTATGATTTATTTTATTTTTGATTTGGTTGTGCTTTGGCGTTTACATTTTTGTTGGCTATTCTAGCATCATTTTCTTGCTTATCCTTTATATTTTTAAGAGCGATCCTTCTTTTATTATTATCATTATATTTTCTCTGAGTTTCTCTTCTCTTTGCTTTGTTTAATCTTTCTTTTTGTCCAGGATATAGTTTCAGATAATAATCATTAAAAGGACCTTTTTCTTGTCTTTTAGGTTTTTTAAGTCCCCAGTATGTTTTAGGGTCTTTATCTCCTTTTTCAGCTAAGATATAATCATAATCTAAAGGTTTAGTTGTTTCTATTTCTTCTAATTGTTTTTGTATAGAAATCATAAAATGTTTGTCTCGTAATTCTGCAAATAGGTTATCCTCAAATCCTAACTTTGTGTTAGGTGTAAATTCACCAGAAGGATGGGGTTCACCGTAATTTTTTATAGGATTCTTCTCTATCCCTATTATCCATTTTTTTAATTTTTTGTCTAGAGATAATTTACCATAATTATTTTGTATTGCCCAATAATCAAATGAATTAAACTCATGTTTAATTACTATATCGTTTACATTTAGCGTCTTACTAAATGATTGATTTTCTCTCATAAAGTAAATATTGAACTCATTAAGTAATCCTAGTCCTAATTTTTTAGTGTTAATTAGAATATGAGAAGAAGTTTTTTGTACTCCAATGTAAGATGTTAACGCTGCTATACCATCATTAATAATGATAGATATAATTGCTTTTACAATAATCTTATACAATCTATTAACATTTGCTTTATTATACTGTAGGCTAAAGTTAGGGTGAGATAATACCTTGTAGACCTTTTTCTCCATGTCTAAACCTATTTCATTAAACATCTTACCGAATTTGGTAAAAAAGTCTAAATTAAAGCTATTAGCATCCATGTTAGCATCCACATTATATTTCTTAATAAATGATTTTGCTAATTTTATAACCACACCAGAAGTCATAGTATTACTACCAGTTACCGTTTTACTCTGAAAGGCTAATTTAGGTGTAGCTTCGTAATCTTTATCGTTGGATATATTCATCATAGGAATCTGTGAGATATCTGAACAAACTTTAAGAATAGCTTTTTGTAAATCTTCCTTTTCAAGTTTAATCATAGACATGAAAGTGGTAGGTTCAAAGTTTTTAAGTATTTGGGAGAAAATAAAAGCTTTAGTATCTCTTATTGATGCTCTTCTATTGGAATTATACTCTAATTCTGTGTAGGTAGAAGATATCATGGCATTTATGTTTAGGGGTTGAGAGTTATCCAGAATATCAACAAAATTCTCTAGTTCGGGGCTGTCTTTAACTATAACACTATCGGTGGTGACATAATTATCACCTATAGAACTTCTATCTTTGAAATAAAGTTGCCTGTTCTTTGTTAATTCTTTGTTAATTAGTATTTTGGACTTAACTATAGATTTATTCATGAATAACTCTAATTCTCCGATAGATTTATCTGGCATTTCACGATTAATTTCAACTGGAGATTTATAGTATATTGTTATATGAGTTTCCTTGGTTTGTTCATTGAATAATTGATCAATCTTAACACCATCTGAGTTATATCCTTTAAATGTACCCTGAAATTGAATTATGATTCTGACTTTTAATGTCATATCTTCAACTTCTTTGAATTGTTCACTGCTAAATTGTTCAAAATCAGACTCGTAGTATAAATCTTTACTTTTCTTTTGTAGATTAAACAACCCTATTTTATCTTTATCTCTCATCTCTTTGGCATGAACATTATTATAATTCATGAACTTATACTTCTTAGCTAAATCAGTTTTATCACCTACAAATTCCTTTGTTCTGAATCTCTTAATAAAGTCATTAACCCATTCAAATTGGAATTTTGTTATCTTATCAACAGTTATTAGAAGTTTCTCTGGTATCACTCCTACTGCTTCTAATATGTAATCGTATATATCTGGAATTAGGGTAGTCTTACTAGCAACTATTAAATCCCCAGTATTTGATATTTTTTTCATTATTATTGATTTTTTTAATTGGTCATAAGTAGATTGAAATTTAGGGTCAGTTAACCTAGAAATATTATCGCCACCATCAAGTTTAAGTGCCATGTAATCTAGTATTTTTAGATCACCATTATACTTGGATATCCCAATATTTCCAGTATGAATATCAGTTAGAACTAACCTTATATTATTGCATAAATCTATATATCGCCTGAAATATTTCTCAACTATTCTGTTGTAATCAATTAGAATCTGAGGTTTCTTTAATTCTCTTATTAATTTTTGATCTGACTTTACACCAGCCTTAGATTTCCCTCTTTCTGTTAGATTATT